ACATAGGTTATTCAGGAGGCACATCATTCAACACTACCGCTGGAACCTACGTCGTTGGGGAGCACGGCGCGGAGCTGGTTCATCTCCCGGTCGGTGCTAGTGTTACACCATATGATCAACTCAGTTCACTTGGGGACAATAGAGAGATACTAGCCCGATTAGATCAGATAGCATCTCTCCTAGAACACGGTCTAACCCTTGACGGTCAACGGGTCACAAGCGCTCTCATGCCTTACGTTGTGAGCAATATACGTAACAGAGTGGGAGGTGTGACATTCTGATGAATATGCTACAACAACCTTCCACCACGTTCCCATTCGTGCAAGAATTTATCTTTCTTACTACTATTGCACGAATTGCAAGCAAGTACAAGGTTGCTTGGGTCATTGGTACCACCACGCGACAATGGAACAACATGGTCAACATGATATGCTCTCTTGCCTTTGCTAAATTTTACATTGCAATAGTAGCACCTGCCATGCTGACGCTTCATCTGACTGGAGATATCTTGTGCTGTATATGCTCCTTTGGCACTCATCTTAAGCGCTCGGCGTCGATGGCATTTCGCTCTCGATGCCATCTTACCATGCTCTGTCTGATAATATTCTGCCATATACGCATTGCGCTTCTCTTGAAAATCCGCATCGTTTTTATGCTCTTGATAATAGCGTTTCCTGTACTCTCTCAGCGATTCAGTATGAGACTGAGCGTAGTTTCTGAGATAAGCAAGTCTCTTTTCTCGATACAAGGGATAGCGTTGCCTTCGATGCTTATTTATCAATTCTTTATTCGCTTGGTAATGTTTGCGCCTACGTTCAATAATCTCATCTCTATGTCTAGCATCGGATTGCCTTTTAAGTTCTCGCATCCGTTCCCTTGCAACAGGATCTTCCCGGCGCAATCGCCTTCGGTTAGCATTCCATTCTTCTTTATGAAGTTCTCTATATTGATTTTGAGCAGCGCGTATCTCTTCTCTGTTCTGTTCATATCGTTGCTTATTCGCTTCTTTGATGTGCTCTTTGTGTTCTTGCCGATACTTGGCATGCTCTTCTTTATGGGTATCGTTATAGACTTGCGCATAAGCGCGTACACATGCTTTGCAATTAGAAAACAATCCGTCTTTTGTGTCTTTTGTACGCGCAAAGTATTCATTCGTAGCGGGCTGTATCTGCTTGCACTTAGAACATTGCTTCATGCCATCGGGAATCGGCTCTTTAATCACTATGGGCTTCCCGCTTACACACGCTTTACACGATGGGTTCCAACCATCTTTCTTTTGAGGGTGTTTGGTGAAGTATGTGGATGTGGCAGGCAACCACTGCTTACATCTGTAGCATTGCTTGCTTTGTGGTGCCTCTTGGGGTATGATGTCCATACGTTAAGCCTCCTAACATGCTTAGCGTCACGCCAGGGGATGTTACAGCATCGCTCTGGCAAAACATTATTACCTCATGATTATACCACAAATCCTCTCTGCAAGCCAGTTTATACCCTATCATACCCTCTTGCTATATGGACTTGTAGAAAGGAGACACGATGTCCACGTTAGGTCTCAATATTCCACAATCGGCTGATGGCGTCGATTTTGAGGGCGGCTATGATCCCAATGCCAACGCTGTAGCCGCCAAAGAACTGGACTCAAGCACAACGCAGAACAACACGACGTATGGGCCACAGCGTGTCGTGATCAGTGCAGTGGCTGGTTATGTGGCAGCGGCTGGTGGCAATCCTACAGCCACGACGGGCGGTTCTGATACATCCTGGTCGTTCGCATCGAAGGTCAACCACCTCATGCTCCAGAACAATACGACTGCGAATGTGCAGTTTGATCTCGATACAGCGACGAGCGCAGGCTCACCACTGCTCTACCCTGGTCAGATGCTCCTACTCGACGTGAAATGTACGGCTGTTCACTTGCTGACTGCTGCCAATCAGAACATTAATGGTACAACAGCAGGCAATATCGTGATACGAGGATGGTTGTGATATGTCTGGATTAACTACCTCATACTCAAGTGTAGTTGTGCCCATCGAGAAAGAGCTATGGGTGAGCAACTATGGCGCAGTTGGTGATGGCGTGACCAATGATACCACCGCTATCCAGAACTGTCTCAATGCTGCAACCACAGGCACGCTTATCCGGTTCCCACGTGGCACGTTCCTGGTCTCTGCAACGCTCATCTATCCTGGCAACTGCCTGATTGCCGGTGCTGGTGATAGCGATAGTGGCACTGTCATCAAGGTGTCAGCAAGTGCGAACCTCTCAACTCCTGTATTGGCATGTTCCGACTGGTACAACAACAGCACAACCTGTGGCAATCCGGTTGAGATCAGGGACATTCAGATCAATGGCAACGGTGGGACGACAGGGACTGGCGCACATGGGCTAGTTGCCATGAACTACTTTTCCATCTTTGAGAGACTCACGATCAGCAATGTGACCGGTGACGGTTTCTTGTTCTCTGCACTCAATCGTGGCGGTACACACATCACGAATACCTGCGTAGAAGCCAAGATCTCTAAACTGCAAGTACGCAGTGCTGGTCAATGCGGAATCCACATCTATGATACAGGCACGCCGCTCAATTCGTGTACTGATGGCTTCCTTGAGGACTGCATTATCCAGAGTGCTGGCACCATTGGTATTAGCGTCGAGATGGCTCCTGGGTGGCTGGTCAGTGGCAATCACGTGTATGGCACAGGGCAAAATGCCATCTATTTACAACGGTGCTATGCCTCACGCTGCTGGGGTAATTACATAGATGGCTTTGGTAGTGGTACCTCCACCTATATCGCCGGCATTGCGTTGGACTGCTTGGACGGTCGTGGATCAGTCTGCATTGGCAATACGATTGGCTTTGAGAATGGGGCTGCTACCGGTCCATATCAGGCCTTGACGGTCACGGGTAAAGGGAGTGCCACAACGGTCTGTACTGTCTCCAATAACCTCATCAATGGAGGCAGTCAGAGCGGCTCCATTGGATACGTATATCAGGCGCAAGGTTCACAGATCGGTCATCCATTCGTGGTCTATAGCATCAACAACGATGTGCGAAATGTCGCAACGACAAGCTTTATAGACAACAACACCACGTGTGGTGATCTCTCTGTCCTCAATCACATTGTGAGCACAGGAGCAGGCAACTCACCAACGGCTGCCGCTGGTGCCAATAACGGTACTTCACCACCTGCACCTGTGATCTCTGGGAGCGATGTCTCTGGCAAAATCACCTTTGGCTCAGGTACATCGCCTGCGGCTGGCTCGCAAGTGGTAGCGACCTTTGCAGCGTCCTACACCAATGCGCGCGTGGTCATCACCGCGATCAATAGCGCCAGTGCCTCGCTCAACCTGTATGTGAGCGCTATCACGAGCACAACATTCACCGTCTCATCAGTCAATGCGCCGTCTGCTAGCCAAGCCAACACGACCTATGGCTTTTACTATCACGTGCTCGCATAGTGCATCAGGGAAAGGAGGTAAATGATGCCAATTCGCTCAGTAGCTACCAATGCAGGGCTGTACTCGCCAACGAATCCACCACCAAAGACCTACAACGTCGTGATCAACGGTAACGCAGTCACGACGCTGGCAGGCACACTGCAAATTCAGAACACGATTGGCAAGCGTTCGCAGGCATCGTTTACCGTCCACTCTGACACGGCCTCACACTTCCAACAATATCAACAAGTCCAGATCTACGATACGACAAGCAACTTGGTTTTTAGTGGCTACATCACCCAACCAAAGGAGCAGCAACCGGGGTTCCAACCCTCGCTCATTCACACCATCACCTGCACTGATCAGCACTATCTGGCGGATAAGCGGCGTGTCGTGGCTGCATACACGAATAAGACCTGTGGCTACATCGTGCAGGATCTCATCACGAACATCTTGAGCCAGGAAGGCGTGACAGTCGGTGAGATCTACGATGGCGTCACACCAAGCACGACACTCTATCCAAGCACAACGTTGTATCCAGGTGGTAACGTTGGCCTGATCCCGTCTGCGACCTTTGTGTATTGCAAGATGTCTGAAGCCCTGGATGCACTTGTGAAGCAAGCCAGCTCGGCAGGTATACCCTACTATTGGCAGATTGATCAGAATAAAAAACTCTGGTTCGTGCCATACACCGCCATCGTGAATAGCACCGTAGTTGATGGCACCCAGATTGAGCAGGTCAAGAGCCCGTGCACGGTGACACGCGCCAATCCAACCTATCGCAATGGCCAGTACATCATCGGTGGCTACCAACAAACGGTCACGCAGACTGAGGTGCGTAAGGGAGACAGCACCACACAAAGCTGGACAATGGGATATCAGTTGTCGGCAGTGCCAACCATCACGGTGAATGGTGTTGCGAAAGTGGTCGGGCTCAAAGGCACATCAGGCTCTGACTTCTATTGGGCTCAAGGTGATGCAGTCATCACTCAAGACAGTGGCGCAACCAAACTCACCAGTAGTGACACGCTCCAGGTCGTCTATATCGGTCAGTATCCATCGGTCATCTATGCCCAGAATAGCGGACAGATTGCCTATCAGGCCTCTATCGATGGAACCAGTGGCATTATTGAGGATGTAGAACAGGATGCCACGCTCACCTCTCTCTCGAATGGACTGAGTGAGGCAGGTCAACTCTTGACCCGCTATGCACAGCAAGGTGTGCAGTTGCAATTCACGACCTTGCAAACAGGCTTCCAGCAGGGCCAGCTCGTCACCGTCAACTTGCCCAATCACAACCTCAACAGTGCGCAAATGCTGGTCGAAACAGTGCAGGCGTCGGACCAGATTGACGGCATTAACATCTGGTTCACAGTGACTGCGGTTCAAGGGCCATACGACGTGTCATGGGTCGATTTCTTCAGCGCATTGCTCAAGCAGCAGCAGCCTAGCAACAGCATCAACGTTGGTGTTGGCTCATCCATCACGATCCTGCAATCCTTCACGGGTTCGCTTGCGCTGTCTGCTAACTTAACAGTCAACGTTTATGCCTGTCCTGTGGTTAATACAACGTTATACCCTAGTACTGTACTTTACCCATGTTAAGAAAGGAGGTGAGCAATGTCAACTATCCAGGTTACTGATGCAGGCGCTAACCTCTATCGGGATAGCTCCAAAGGCTCATCAGTGCCAAAGATCACCTATGTGGCATTAGGTACCTCAACAACGAGTCCAACCGCTGCTGATACCAAACTTGGCAATGAGGTCTATAGAAAAGCAGTTACCTCCTTTACCAACGGAAGTGCAGGGGAGATCTTCATCAACATGTATTTGGGTCCTTTGGATGCGGTTGGTGACGACATTGAGGAGGTTGGTTTCTTTGGTGGCAGTAGTGCCACATCATCCGCAAACACTGGAGTCCTGCTTGCGCGTGGTCTCTGGCACCACAACCCAAAGACCAACCTTGAATCGATCCAATTTCAGTTAGATTTTACATTTACACATGCATAAAGGCATAAAACATGAGCTATACACCTACAGGTCCATTTACTAACGGCCAAGCGCCAGGCATATCAGCTAGTTTTTTGAACAATATTGAGAATTTTCTAGTATTAGTGAATAGTGCGGCTACTGACAGCAACGTCTCAGCATCGTCAGGCATCGTCACCGCCAAAGGTCTAGCCACTGGCACGAGCTTGATGAATCTCGCGGCGCATAACACCGTGAAGAACGGTTCGACCAGCGGCACGATGACGGTGAGTGAGTTCTTTGTTGGAGGCACATCGCTCAAAATCACGCTCGTTAACTTCAACAACTACAAGAATGCAGGATCAGCCAATAGCGTTGTGCTCAATGCAGCATACACCAATGGTGGTCAAATCATTGCAGGGTTTACACAAGGACTGAGCTTTGTGAGTGGTGGGACCACCCAGGGCATCAGTGTGATCACGGCCCTAGGCAACTCATCTGATGGAAGTTCGACCACCGTTTCAACCATTTTTAGCCATTCCATCGGGCAGGTTGGGCCTTACGACACCATCAAAGAAAATGGTGGCAACGCTGTTGCTCGCAGTGGACAAGTCGTCCTCATTGGTTATTAAGAAAGGCAATCATCATGACACAAGATCTCTACGTTCTCATCTTTGCAAGCAGCGATCCTTATAATCCCGGTTCACTGCCTAACGTGCAGTGGTTCGCCAACCAGGGTGATGCACAGAATGCCTACAATTCTGCTATTAATAATGTCTTCAATCTGAGCTATGCCCAGATCTTGCAGGTCAGCGCCACAGTGGTCAAAGCCACAGCAGGTAGCCCATCAGGCGCTGTCTAGTCCGTTGGAATAGAGCCATTATGTCTTCTGCTCTTGTTGACTCTGTAGTACGCCCACTACTAGAAAAACTACATAAAAAATTTATGTCACCCAAAAACAACCCAGACATCTTGGAAATTTCAAATATCGTGCAATCATCTATCCAGAATGCGATCACGCCACTCTCCAATAAGATCGGTCAATTGGACGATAAGGTCAACGCGTTGGCTCTCGACCGTGTCACACGCTCAGATATCGAGAAATTGCGTGCAGAGCTTATTGGCACAATGGTTCCACGCGACGCGTATGAGCCACGCCACGCCATGCTCATTGAGCGAGATGCGCAATTGGAGATAGCTATGCGCGACATGAGACGTGACTTCCAAGAGGACCTCAAGAACATGCAAGCTCAACATCAAATCGAGATGCAGCGTGTGCACGACCGTCTGGAGAGTGGCAAGCAACAATTTGAGAAGCGCATGGATGACATAGAAGACAAGATGGATAAAGCGCAACAAGCCGAACTCTCGACGAAAGACCGCTGGTGGGTGCGTGCCAGTATCTTCAGCGGATTCATTGCAGTCGTGGTGGCACTCCTTGAGTTTATTCTCGTACACGTACACTTCAACTAGAAAGGCAGGTCATATGGCAACGGCAGCCGATATAGCCAAAGCAACGGGAAAGCGTTTACTTTTCCTTGGTGTGGATACCATTAATTGGAGCATAGGACAATTTCAGCAGGCGGCGCAATTCGCCAGGGCGCACGGGATCAGCTCGCTTTTGGTGAAAGTAGGTGAGGGCACCTGGACTTGGTATGGTGGTTTGTCAGGATGGGAGAACATCAGGAAAGCCATTCAAGCTGAGGGCGTGGGCGCGATTGCGTACTTCTACTCGAAGGGCAACACATTGGGTGGCTTGGCAGGAGAGATTGAGCTATACAAAGCATACATGCAGGCCGATGGCATCGTGTGTGTTGACGCAGAAATTGAGTGGAACGGGGATGTAGCATCAGCCAACACGCTAGCGGCTGCACTCCGACCAGTGCCAGGCATGCTGCTCATATCGACATGGGCCGATCCATCCGAGCAGGCATGGAGTGACGTTATCAGGGCTCTGGCTCCAGCGACTGACGTGTTTATGCCACAACAATACAATGACTACTTGGCTGGCTTCTGGCAAGAGTTCGCGAATGACGGCGCAAGCTTTTTGATCCCTACGGTCATTTTAGACCAGAGCTTTGGCGTCAATCATCCCATCACGATTGCGCAAAGTGCTGCCTCACAAGGACACCCGGCTATATCGATCTGGTACTACGATCTCGCCATTGCTAACCCTGCATTGGTTGATCAGGTCGTTGCCACATTCTCAGAAACCACACCATCTACACCACCAACACAGGAGGATACCGTGATCACTTTGCAGAACGTCTCGAACTACTTTGAGGAATCACCAGCAGGCCAATGGCACTGCAAATCAACTGGCAAGCATATCCTTGGCGAGATCTTGAAGTTCTACCAGCGCTATGGTGGAGACGCCTTATGCGGTGCCACTTATCTCGGTTTGCCGATCAC